CATATGATTTTGTTTAGTATCTTTTTGATGGGGTCGAATTAGGATCGACAGGTGTGAAAGTGAAAGTGGAGTTTACCGGATGACTGCGTTATTGGTCAAAATTTCTAAATGCAAACGCAAATAGAGCGCCAGAAATGGCAATTGCAGCCTAATTAGGTATGCGGGGTCCGGTAGAACCTAGCAACAGAATCTACCCGTCATGACCCTCATGTTATTGGGTTTCGGGTATGGGCTCCACCCTTAACGGGCCCACTTATTTTTTTTACAGAGGAACTAAAAAATGACTAAAATTTTATCAGCTACAGCAGCACTATTGATGACTGCAACAATTGCTTCGGCAGAAGACTTTGCTATCGCAGGCCAAACGGTTTCTGTCGGTGGTGAATTTGATATGAACTACACAACAGGTACAGAAGTATGGGCACTTGAATTTGAGCCAACTGCAGGTTTCGCAGCATATGGTGCAGATTTTGAAGTCTCAACTACGATTGATCTTCTAGGTTTGAACGATGCAAGCGCTGATACATTCCAAGGTCTAGAGTTCGAAGCAGGTTACACATTGGGTAACGGACTCCGTGCGTACGGCGAAGTGGCAACTGATAAAGATCTTGAGTTTGGAGATCTTACTGCTGGCATGACATTCGCGTTTTAAGTTAACTGCTAATATCATAGACTAGTTTTTGTGCCGGTCAATTAAAAGGAGCTTCGGCTCCTTTTTTTTATTATAAATAAAATTACAGCACAAATATAGAAGGCATACATTATGACCAATAAATTGAAACAACTCACTTGGGCTCATCATCAAGCTGCCGAACGAAGAAAATTTGCTAAACAGCTAATTAGTGGTGGAATCGATCCTTTTGTATATTACAAATTTCTAAATTGCCAATATCTCGTGTATAAATCACTAGAAGATAAAGTTATCATTCCTCCAAACCTTACGACAATTTATAGAGCACCACGCATCTTAAAGGATATTGAAGAGCTTGGTGAAATATACGGCTTTGATGATATTGATCATTATCCTGCGTCGGTTGGAAGATGCTTAGGGCATATAGAACAATTATACGAATCTGGTGACAACGATGGGCTTTTAGCCCATATGTACGTGCGCCACTTTGGTGAATTGCATGGCGGTCAGATAATTAAAAGTAAAACACCTGGAAGTGGTGTTATGTATGAGTTTGAAGGCGATACTAAAATACTTATTGAAGAGTTTAGAAAACTGCTTCATGATGGAATGGAACAAGAAGCAAAACTGTGCTTCGACTTTGCATCAGAACTTTTCGACGAACTGTCAAATATTAGTTGACACAAACCACACACTGTTATATAATGTATACAAATCAATAAAAACATAGGAGACTTACTATGCGAGCAGCTATTCAAGAAAATTCACTTGACAAAACTAACGAGCCAGATCCTATTGAAATTAAAGATATGAAAAAGGCAGTACGTATGCTACGAAGCGAAACTGCTAGAAAACGACGAAAAGAACTCAAGCAAGTACGCGAAGTTAAGCTTATGAATGAATGGGCGCGTGCACGCAGAGAAAGACGCAAATCAAAATGATATCAAGAACACTAGATGTTCAAGAAGATCCTCTTACCGGGGATCTTTTTATAGAAATACCTGATGACATTCTAAAAGCAGCAAACCTCACAGAAGGTGATACTATTGATTGGGTAAAAAATGGTGATAATTCTTGGATATTAAGGAAAGCCAATGACACATCCATTGTGGAAACGACTAAATGATTATTCGGATAGTATAGCAAGAAAATTCAACGATAACTTCATAGAATATCACGAACATAACATGGAAGGCCTGAATTTCAAAGATTGGTCTGATAGATTCTGGGCTTCCGACACGGTTTACAAAGCACATTTAAAAACGATTAATCCTAAAGATGGTAAAGGATTATGGTTGATGCATGTAAATGTGTTTCCTCACGAGGGCGTTGAACTACCGATTCTTGGGTTTGACATTGTAGCTGGACCAAAAAAGATTACAGGATCCTTTATGGATTTCAGTCCACTCCATGGCTACAACCATCCTTATAATAATTATATGGAACAGGCTGTAAAGAACTTAGAATGGAACAAGCCCCGCGAATTACCAGAGTGGGCTAAGGAAATATTTTCTCCAAGCATGATTGCCGTTGGTAATTTGCGCGATGATCACGAATTAGACCAGTTTATGGAAGTAACAAATGATTTAGTAAACCATTATTTAGATAATATTGATACATATGCAATAGAATCTACACGAGACACACTTCCTATTATTAATAAGTATTGCGCAAATCAAAAACTTAATCCGCATCTTCATAGATCTATTTTAGCTATGGGCATATCCGAAAAGGATAAAAATGCTTACATAAACGATGTTTTATTTGAAGAAAGGCTTGAAAGTAGTTGACAGTTAACGGATGTTGTGATATAGTTAATTTAAGCCAAGATGCAGAAACAGTTACATTTGGTCAACACTCTTTTAGGGTGTCCATAACTTATTGTACTAACTGCGGCGCAGTAAAAGCAACCTCAAACATAAAGGAAGCAGATAATGACAAACGCGATTATTACGGAAAAGGCAGGTAAGACGCTTAAAGCAGAGTACTTCGAAGTACCTAATGGTGCTGGATGCCGGTTTTTTATTAATGAAGAATTTATCCAAGAAGAAATTTATGAAGGTAAGTCAATTCATTGGGCAGAGAGTGCTGCTCAAAACTGGCTTAGTGGGGTTAAATCTTTAAATGGATAAAACACAAGATCAGATAATTAATCCGAGAACACCGGAAAGGGTTCATCACGATATATCACATATGCTATCACGAGGCGTTAACTACATTGACGCACTTGTTGAGTACGCGTACAAAAATGATCTTGAGATTGAAGCAGTAGCCGATATCGTAAAAAAGTCTTCAATTCTTAAAGAAAAGGTAAGAACCGAGGCTGTGAAAATGAAAATGGTGATAAAAGAAGATGATAAAGACATCACAGAGCTTTGCTAACGAGGAATCGTATAATTGTTATGTAAAGTATCTCGCTATGAAAAAGCACTTTACAACAGACGGTTATGACTATCACAAATATCGTGGAAAAATTAGAGCATCATTTGACACATATCGTACGCGCAACGATGTTTTCTTTTTTCATAAACTTGCACAAAAGGAAGATCCAGAAAAGTTATTAATGGCTAATATGATAGTCAAACCTAAAATCTGGATTAGAGAAATCGTTGAGCAAGATGGCGAAGATCGTTACAACGAATGGGTTAAAAAAAGAGATTCGCTTACACGTGTTGTAAAAGATGATCTTAATAACCTGCGAGATGTATATCAAGATAATTTTGTAGCGGTCAATGGACAACATCCTGCGATCATTACATCTTATATACAAAAACAAATCACCTTAGAAACGTTTACTATACTTACACATCAAGCCAAAATATTTGATTATTGGCGTGATAATGTGGTTGACAAAATAGTAGCAGGTGATATAATAAGACTATCAAAGAAGTATTATCCCTTTCTTGATATAGATCAGAAAAAATTTAAAAATGTTATTCGTGATTATTTTTTCTGATATAAATAGATGGTCGGCAGGTTCGACACATACATCGCAATATAAACAATCGCTATACAAAGCAAAAACTAGGAGATATAAACCATGACTATGGATTTTAATGCACTCAAGAAGAACCGTTCATCTTCTCTAAACAAATTGAACTCTCAGCTCGAGAAAATTTCTCAAAAGAGCTATGCAGATCCCAACGAAGGTAAAATGTGGAAACCACAACGCGACAAAGCGGGGAATGGTTTCGCAATTATTCGTTTCCTACCAGCAGCCCAAGGTGAAGAAATGCCATTTACGCGCATTTGGGATCACGGTTTCCAAGGTCCAACCGGTCTATGGTACATCGAAAACTCTCTCACTACAATTAACCAAGATGATCCAGTTTCTGAGTATAACTCTAAACTCTGGAATTCAGGTCTAGACTCGGATAAAGAGTTGGCTCGTAAACAAAAGCGTCGTCTTAAATACGTTGCTAATATCTTGGTAATTAAAGACTCGGCTAATCCAGAAAACGATGGTAAAGTCTTTATGTATTCGTTTGGTAAGAAAATCTTTGACAAACTAAACGATTTGATGAATCCACAGTTCGAAGATGAAACACCAGTAAATCCCTTTGATTTTTGGGAAGGTGCAAACTTCCGTTTGAAAATTCGTCAGTTTGAAGGTTATCCAAATTATGATAAATCTGAGTTTGATAGCCCATCGCCAATCGCAGATACTGATGAAGAGATTGAAGCTATCTGGAATAAACAACACAAACTTCAAGAGTTGGTTGATCCAAAGAACTTTAAGCCATATGCAGAGTTGAAAGCAAAGTTGTATCGAGTACTTGCACTCGACGAAGATGCATCAACACCATCTACTGCTATGGATGAAGACGATGATGATCTTGATCTTTCAGGCTTTAACAACAAAACAGCGCCTGAGCCTACATTGAAAGAAGCTATGCCTGAGTCGCAGCCTTCTTCTATGTCTATGGATGACGATGATGATGATCTTTCGATCTTTAAGGAACTAGCGAATGGCTAATAAAGTCTATGAAGAAGTTCTAGACTTTGATTTCGGCTTCAGCTTTATTGATAAAGAGCTTCAAGAAAAAGAAGCTGAAGCCGAACAAAAAATTCAAGAAGTCAGTAGCGAAAAGCAATCTCTTGAGGATCAACTCAACGATGCTAAAGTAGCTGCTGACGACCTTGAGTATAGGTTAGAACTACTATACAAATCTATTGTTCCGTTCTTAAACAATCTTTGTAACAATCCAGATAAATCAACAATTTATTGGCCCGATAGAGTTTCTAAAATCGAATCTTATCGGGACAAGCTACTTTCAATCGTAGAAGGAAAATAATATGAGTCTATTAGACAAACTTGTGAAAAACAGCACTATTAAAATGACGGCACCGCTATTAGATTCGAAAGTGTATGGTAAAAAAGATATGGCGCCAACTCAGGTTCCAATGGTAAATGTAGCGTTATCTGGTCGCATTGATGGTGGATTAACACCGGGACTGCTCGTTTTGGCCGGTCCATCTAAGCACTTTAAATCTGCGTTTGCTTTGCTTATGGCTGGTGCTTATATGCAACGAAACCCAGATGCGGTATTGCTATTTTACGATGCAGAATTTGGTACGCCTCAGGCATATTTTGAGTCATTTGGTATTGATATGGATCGTGTTGTTCATACACCTATTACGAATGTAGAAGAACTTAAGTTTGATATTTCACAACAACTTGATAAAATCGAAAAGGGCGATAAAGTTTGTATCGTCATTGATTCCGTCGGTAACCTTGCGTCAAAGAAAGAAGTACAAGATTCGCTTGATGGTAAATCAGTAGCAGATATGTCACGCGCTAAAGCTCTTAAATCTCTATTCCGCATCGTAACGCCACACCTCAATCTTAAAGATATCCCATTAATTGCGGTTAACCATACCTATCAAGAAATTGGATTGTTTCCAAAGGCTGTTGTATCAGGTGGCACAGGCATTTACTACTCAGCTGATGCAATTTGGATTATTGGTCGCCAGCAAGACAAAGTTGGCCAAGAAATCAAAGGTTATCACTTTGTTATTAATATTGAAAAATCTCGTCATGTGCGTGAAAAATCAAAAATCCCAATTAGTGTAAGTTACGACGGCGGTATTGTTAAATGGTCTGGACTTATGGATGTTGCCGAAGGCGGCGGTTATCTGCGTAAACCTAAAGTCGGTTGGTACGAAGCAGTTAATCCAGAAACCGGTGAAATTCTCAACGAAAAGCTAATGCGTGCTAAAGAAGTTAACGACAACAAAGAGTTTTGGTTGATGATGTTTGAAAAAACAAACCTTGGTCAATACATCCGCGACAAGTTTACTATTGGCGCATCTGGTGCTATTATGCGCGATGACGAAACTACAGAAGAGCTAGATGAGTTGCTCGACGATGAAGTTGTTGACGATTAATAGGTTGACAGTATCCACTTTATGGATTATATTATAATTAATATTACAAGTGGCGGCTTTTTAGTCGCCACTATATTAACATTCAGCTTCAGGATTTATAATGATAGAAACAACAGTTCTCTCGAACTTAGTATTTAACGAAGACTATTTCAGAAAAGTATATCCTTACATTAAAAAAGATTACTTCGAAGACAATAATATTAAAAAGGTGTTTGAAACTTACTCATCGTATGTTGATGAATACCGCGAACCTCCATCTATCGAAGTGTTGAAACTTACGCTTGATAAAAGTAAGGATATGAATGAAGATACTTACAAAAAGGTGTTGGAAACTGTTGACACACTTAAACGAGATCCAGACACAGACCAAGATTGGTTAGTAGCAGAAACAGAAAAATTTTGCCAAGATCGCGATTTATATAACGCGATTAGAAAAGCAATCTTGGTTGTAGATGGATCTGATAAAGAATTTAGCAAGGACGGCTTGCCATCGTTACTTCAAGACTCTCTTGCTATTAGTTTTGACACGAGTGTTGGCCACGATTTTCTTGAAGATTACGAATCGCGTTATGATTTTTATCACAAGAAAGAAGAACGCATTCCTTTTGATATTGATTTGTTAAATAAAATCACCAAAGGTGGTCTCCCTAGAAAATCAATGACTGTTTTGCTAGCCACAACTGGCGGTGGTAAATCATTAGTAAAATGTCATATGGCAGCAAACGCTATGATGGCTGGTAAAAATGTTGTATACATTACTATGGAAATGGCTGAAGAACGCATTTCAGAACGTATTGATGCTAATCTACTTAATGTTACTATTGACGAAGTATCTGAAATGCCTAGAGATGTATATGACAAGAGAATGAATCGTATCAAAGGTAAAGCCACTGGTAAGCTCGTAGTTAAAGAATTTCCCACTGGTTCTGCTCATGTTGGTCATTTTAGACACCTGCTTACAGAACTTCGCATGAAGAAAAACTTTAAGCCAGATATTATTATGATTGACTATCTAAACATTTGCGCATCTGCCCGTGTAAAAGGTGCCGCAGCTGCTAATTCATATACATTAGTTAAGTCTATTGCAGAAGAAGTACGCGGCCTCGCAATGGAATATAACTGTGCGGTTGTAACATCGTCTCAATTTAATAGAGATGGCTATGGCAATACCGATGTTGATCTTACAAATACTTCTGAGTCTATGGGTATTACTCACACAGCCGACTGTATCCTTGGCCTTATTACAACAGAAGAATTAGATAGCCTAGGGCAACTCATGCTAAAGCAACTTAAAAACCGTTGGGGTGACCTAAGTAAGTATCGCCGATTTGTTGTTGGAATTGACAGGTCTAAAATGCAAATTTACGATCTTGAAGATAGCGCTCAGCGAGGTATTACACAAGGACAATCCGTTGCTAACACGGCGCCAAGACCTTCTGTATCCTTTACTGACGATAGTCCAGTGTTTGACAAAGGTGCAATTGGTAAAACCAGCAAAAAAAGCTTATACGGTGTAGGAGAGATAACATGAGTTATGTAGTAAAAGCATCTATAACCATGAAGGGTACGTTTGATGTTATTCAAACAGATTCTAACGTCCGTATTGAATTATCACTAAGTAGAAAAATAGCAAACTCAGTTGCCAGAAAGCTTAACCTCGGTGGCGGGTTTGCTTATAGCCATGTTCCTACATTTTTTGCAAACCAAAACAAACAGAATTGCTTATCGTATAAATAATCTTATAATTTTTTATTAAGGAATACAGAGTGTTTAGCTTTAAAGGATTCATAACCGAAATGGCAAATACTGACAGCGCAGACGTAAACGAAATTCAATTAGGATATTTTTTATCTAACGATTGGAAAAACTTTGTAGGTAAAAGCGACGCGCAAACACAGTTAGCTGCAAAAAGACGTAAAGTTGGTGATGACGAGTATAATGTCCAAACCCAACGGGCAAAAACTATGGCTGATGAGGTACTAGCGTGGGCAAGAGCTAACGGCTATGTAGGACCCGTTGTTAAAGTTTGGTGGACAGCTAGACCCGGCATTCTCGCATCTGCGGTAGGTCGAGAAGTTGATAGCAGAAAAAATCCAACAGATGTTCTTATTCAATTTAAAGATAAACAATTTTTAGGATTGTCCGCAAAGTCAACTAAGACACAGGGTGATATTGGATTTAAAAATCCTGGTCTTGGAACTATTGAAAAAAGCCTCGGAAAAATGCCAACGTACGCGCAAAACGCAGTAAACCAACTTATGAAAAAGCACGGTGATTTGAGTAACTCTGCAGCTAGTAGAAAAAAACAAATCAGAGCAAACGCGTCTATAAAACAAGATGCTGAAGAGTTGGGTACCAAAGTACTTAATCAGATTAGAGACGACCTATATGGTAAGCTGTCTAAGATGAAACAACAAGATCTAATGCAATATATACTTGACGATTGGATGGATGCAAAGGCTGTATATCCAAGATATATTAAAATTACAGGCATGAGATCAGGTGCTAAAATTGAAGACCCGCTGGCTAATAGTAAAATAGCAGCGCTTACATCTGAAAAAATTACATTNTCTAAANTTGGAAACGACAGTGTTGGTATTCAAGCNGGTNAAAAACGTATTATGAAAATGCGCGCAAAATATGAATCTCAAAAGCTTGGATCAACAATCAAATTTTCTGGAGATCCATGGAANTGAAAACATTTAANCAATACTTAAACGAATCTAAAAACACGCACATGGAACATCTTGAGGATAATATTCTCAATAATGGTGTTGCTGGAACNCGCGATTCAATTAACTTTTTGCGAGCANTGCGAGATATGCTGGCAGGCAGTTCTAAATCAAAGGTAAATGTTTCCGTAAAATGGGATGGTGCTCCCGCAGTATTTGCAGGTAGAGATCCGTCAGACGGAAAATTCTTTGTAGCTAAAAAGGGTGTATTCAATAAAAATCCCAAGGTTTATAAAACACACGCCGATATTGATGCTGATACAGTTGGCAAAGATGAGCTTAATTCTAAATTAAAACTAGCCTTAGATGAGTTCAAAAAGCTTGGTATTAAAGGCGTAGTACAAGGTGATTTTCTATATGATAAAAATGATCTCAAGACGATTAACATTAAAGGTGAACCGCATATTACTTTCCATCCTAATACGATTGTTTACGCGGTACCTAAAGAATCTAAACTCGGTAAGGAAATACTCAAATCCAAGGTCGGAGTGGTCTGGCATACAACATACCGAGGATCAAGCTTTGAAGAAATGTCTGCAAGTTTTGGAGAGGAGATTGCATCTGGCCTTAAAAAAGTAAGCTCTATTTGGTCAGTTGATGCAGTTTACCAAGACTTATCTGGTACAGCTACCATGACTAAGGCAGAAACAGAAAAAGTTACCGCTATCTTATCTGAAGCAGGGCGCGTGTTTAATAGCATTAAAGCAACAACGCTAGATGGTGTCTCTGAAAATCCAGAAACTCTTATGAGAATAAAAGTATTTGTAAATTCAAAAATTAGAGCTGGGGAAAAAATTAGAAATACTAAAATCTTTGTGCGCGATCTGGAAAAGTATATCAGTGATTATTATGAAAACGCAGCAGCTAAGCTTAAAACACCTAAGGGTAAAGCTGGTCAGCTTGCTAAAAAAGATAAGACTCTAGAGTATTTTAGAAAAACACCAACATCACAATTGGTGGCAATGTTTGATCTTTATAACCTAATTATCGATGCAAAACACATGGTTATTCGCAAATTAGATAAGGCTAAAAACATTAGTACACTACTTAAAACTGCCGATGGTCTAGAAGTAACAGAACAAGAAGGCTTTGTTGCTATTGATAAGATGGGTAAGAACGCAGTTAAACTTGTTGATAGATTACAATTTAGTCATGCTAACTTTTCTGACAAATATATTAAAGGGTGGCAAAAATAATGGCTTGGGTAGTAGTACCAGGATCAAGCGGCGTATGGGAATACGATAATGCTGCAAATACTTCTTTGTCAGATACGTACGAAGAAGCAAACGGAACAGTAACAGGCGGTATTAGAACTTTTACTCCTACCGGCGGTAGTGCACAATATACTTATATTAGATGTAGGAAAACTGGCGAAACTATTGTGCGCGGCGAATTAAACAAAAACTACTATGACGGGAAAATCTAATGGCAGACGTACACTACTTAAAAAGATCTCATAACGAAGCAGTTCTTAAAATCTATTCAACTGAGTCAGCCGGTCAAACTATTGATATTGCTCTTTCTGACTTAGCTACACCTGATGAAACATTTGATGCTAATGAGGCTAAAGTTAACATTAAATCAATGCATTGGGGTACAAAGAAAGATAAACAAGTTGACGTCACTCGACTTATTTCCGCAGATCCCGTTGAAACACATGGTCACTATTATCTTATGAATGCAGGAAATCACGAGTTTATTGGATTCGTCGATAATGCTTATCAAGAAAACGACATACGAGTTATTTCAGATGGGCCATTTCACATCATTATGAAACTCACCAAAGAATCAGGATATACTACGTAAAGTATAGTTTACTAAAATGGTTAACGGGTATTCAAGATTGGCAAACCTTATTTCCCAGTTTCCTTAATAAATATAATTGTAAAAAGATATACAATAACATTTATTAGAAGGAAATGTACACATGTCATACGCACAACCACAAGTAAAATTAGTAGATTTTTCAGGACTAGCTAGTTTAGTTAAAAAGACCTCCGCATATTTTAAACGCAGAGCACTAGTAAGAAAAACATACAAAGAATTATCAGAACTTTCTAATCGTGAGTTATTAGATATGGGTATTTCGCGCTGTTCAATCCGTTCTATCGCGGAAGGAACTTATTACGACGAAAAAAGAACATTTCCTGTAAAAAATGATAACTTGAGAGGATGGGTATAATGGGCACTATTGTAATGAATTATACAGTTAATCCTACATGGAATGTTTTTAGGTTTGTTGGAAATGGTATTAAAAACATTTTCTGGAGAATGGTAGAAGCCCAAGCTCGAGTTGGTAAAGCAAGAGCAGCAGCACATTTAGCAGCTATGGGTTATCAAGAAGAAGCAAGAAAAATCATGTTATCTGACTAATAATTTAACTAAAAAAATTAGATAAATAAAAGGGTAAGTATAAAAGCTTGCCCTTTTTTTGGTTAAACTATGGATTATAATATGAATATTGAAAAGAAAATGACCCACATTTGGATTGGTCCAAAAGAACCCCCGACAAAATGGATGAATACCTGGCGCGATAAACACCCAGATTGGCAATATAGTGTATTTACAGATAAGATGCTAAAATCTCGCAAATGGAAAAACCAGCATTTAATTGATAAGTATTACAGCATGGGTAAGTTTGCAGGTGCTCATGATTTGATTAGATATGAATTAATATATGAGCAAGGAGGATTTTGGCCAGCCGCTGATTCTGTGTGTTTAGAAAATACTGACGAATTATTCACAAGTCCAGAATATCACGCTTACACGGTTTATGAAAACGAAAAGGCAAGACCAGGTTTTTGTTCTCCTATTCTCGCAGCAAATAAGGGTAATAACGTATTAGCTGCTATCATTGATGAACTACATAAGCTTAAACCGCATCAATTAAATCCACACCCGTTTATATCA